ACCTGTTTGAAAGGTGACTGAATTCGCGAAACCATTGTAGATAGGAACCCGGTCGGGCGATTGCTTCGCCAATTCTGACCCATGCTCTCCAGCTTTTTCGCAGAATATGGAGGTTCATTATTTAGTTTCTTTTGTATGAGTGCATTTTTGCGATTCCTTTCAACATTCTGTTGCTTCAAGCGACGATAAGCTGAATAAGCCTGCTCGGCATTTCGGAATGTGCGCTTAACTTCTAGCGTCTCTTCATTGACAACTTCGTCGGTCTGATTGACCCCCGGCATGACCATATTGAGCCGAGATTTAGTATTCTTATCTCCAGCCTCAAGCGTTCTAGGTGCTTTAGTTGCAAATGTATTTATAACCTCTACAGGTAATGGATCGTTAAAATTTGCCATAATTAAATTTTCAGCCAACAATTTTGCGGAACACTATTTGTGACCTCAAAATGCTCTTTGTCAAAGAAAACTGCTGCTCGATTGTCATGTCGAAGTGATGCACAACCTTTTATTTTCTTGGTGGAACGAGTGTCTCTACCCTGTCTAATGCTGGCAGTCAAGCGTTCCGTTGCCGTGATGCAACTGCCACAACCCTGCTTCCATACAGAATTTCTAGGACACTTCATGCAAGTCAATGCCCGTGCTTCAGCAAGTTCATCAGAAACCATCTTGATCGGTTTCTGACTTAATAAAATATTTTTTGCCCAGACTGTAATATCGTTAAGCAATTCGTTCTGTCTGGTTGGCGGATCGACGCTAACGACAACAACCGAATCAACCCCGTGGCAATTACGAGGAAAGTTGCCACAGATATAACTGTTAACATCGCCATGAACATCACCAATAGAAAAATGATTTTCTGCACGAAAGTCTTGAACGACTTTATATAAGTTTTCCAAGCTATATCCATCGAGCTTAACATCTCCTTGCCAGTAATGCCATCCGCCGGGCGGTATTAATCCATCTATGGGTTGTGCCATGTATAAAAAAGTTAGCAGTTAGTCGGAAAAATCAACATACTCCATTGCTTCAATAGATAGAAGTCTTTTTTCACGATAGTTCTCTGGTTTTTGCTCTGTCATAGTTGCAACTGCACCACCTCGTTGACGCATGAGGTATACCAATAAACTTAATGAGTCAAGTTGGTCAGGACTATTTTGTCTAGTACGCTTTGTATAATCTCCTTTACTTTCGACACGAACTAATCCTTGACCAATTTGTTTATATCGCCGCGAAGTTGCTTGCCTAACTAATTCTTCAGTACGAAACGAAGGTGATATTTTAAGAAACTCAAATTCCAGATACTTTGCTAATCCAAATATCAACTCGGTAACCACCCCGGAGTAAAGTTCGTTTGCTCGTTGCGAATCGTCACCTAACACATGGGTCTCGGATGCCGCCCAAGAATAATTAACTCCCAAGACTTCTTTTCCAAATAAACTACATAATGCATCGTGGATTCCTGATCCATTGCCTGTCCGATCAACAGACAACCAACCCGGACCAATTCGCATTTGCTTACAGAAATTCATAATCGCATCTGCCTGCTCAAGCGTTGCTCGTTTAGGAAAGTTAATTTGCGAATCAAGCTGAAGAACGACTTTTGGCGATTTAAACTCTCTAAACTTGCCATCCATAGGAGTCCATCCATCAGAAAGCCCAAATCTCCCGTAGGAACACACAACTTGGTCTTTACCTTCCAACGCCAAGTCGAACGCTGCTAGACCCACTACAGGACCAATAAAGCGCACCTGACCCATTGAGTTGTCCATCATTGCAGGCGTGATGATTGCCATTGCCACACCCTCCTGCGGGAAGAACCCTCGCGCCATTGTGTAATACTCGGCAGTCTTTCCTCGCGCCTCGTACGACATGAAACCCTCGTAGGTCTGGAAGCCGGGGAACACGATCTTGCGATTCGTGACATTCTCGCACCGAGCGGCATCTAATCGGAGGATGTGCCAATCTTCTCGGCTAGTCCATTCAAAGTCTTCTTCGCAGTCTACTCGCAACCATCCACCGACAGGTTCGCATCGCTTGCCGAATTCACTATTCCGATCCTTCGGATTCGATGCGCCGAAAATTTTAATGCGTCCTCTGCTACTTGTCGTATCAGCAGCGGACAGGATGTTCTGCAAACCTTCCCAAACGCCAGCGGGAATTTCTTCAGCTTCGTCAAGCACCACATGAGTTCGACTCATCGCCCCCCACTTCGGATGCGGTTTCTGGCGTGGACTAGGGTGGAAACCGCGAAGAGTTCCAGTTCCTGCATCACCTTTCGGGATTGCCACAAGGTGAATTCCGTTTTTATCGTCATCGTTGACCTGAATCGACTTCACCAAGTCTGATTCGCCTTTGTACTCTGGCTTAACCAGAGCAGTACGATAAAAGGTTTTAATAGCCGCGAAAACATTTCGTTGTGCGTGTTGCTCGGTCAACGAAACAACCTTGATACAAGTGTACTCTGGGTCGCGCATCCAATCTAAAAGAAACCATGCGGCGGCATTGAATGTCTTGCCCATCGCACCTGCTCCCTGCACCAGCAACTTGTCGTAACTAAATAAGCATCTCCATGTGTCCTGCGCGGAACGAGGTCGCCAATCGTAAACGCTCGGTCCCCACAGAATCGTCGCCGCAGCTTCAAAATGGTCCGCCTCCAGCAAAGATTGAACAAACTGCATGACTACGCTTTTAGAAACTTTCTCGTCCAGAACTACGCTAGATTTCACGCCTCCAGTCGCAACATTAGCAAGAATGTACTTTGCCGCATACAGCAAGCCCATGCGGTCATCGCGATCCGCTTCTGCCCTGACTGCCTCGGCAATCTTCAATACTTGCTGTACAGAGTCTACCATTTTCCTTCAGGACAACTCTCCGTAGCCATGATCGTTTTGATTTCCATGTTGCACCCGCAAATCTTGCATTCACCAGCACCATTGTATTTTTCCACATCAAAGTTCGGGCAATCCGCGCAGATGCGTAGCCTCCTAGCGATTTCTCGCTCGTCCACACATGGCAACCCAGCTTTCACAAATGCAAAAGCACTCTTCGCGAAATTAGATGCTTTCGTAAGGATATTCATTTTTTAAGCCACTCAACTGCCTTCTTTGCTTCTGACTCGCAAACATCTTTAGCCATGATAGAATTGTCACTAATTACGCCAAAGTCTTGCAGATCATTCATTGTCTTGACTTCATCGCTCCAGCTTTCTGCGATATATTCTTCTAGTTTATTCATTTGTAAACTTCCATGTTGCATAGAGGACATATTTCCATGTTTGCTCTATTGTCAACTTGCTCTCTAAATACAATGCAAGCAGTTGTTAAATAAATAATTATAATTACAATTACAGCAATCCATATCTTGGCTTTTTTCCAGAATGTATTCATTAATTATTTTGCCTCAAGTTGTAAGATTTTTCTTTCTAACTCAAATATCTTTCCTCGCAATGCGTATTCGCGTTCTGCACTAATTCCTAGCAATCTTGATTGTTGCTCGGATTCATATTGCGCTTCTTTGCACTCCTCCCGCGCCTCGTCGCGCTCGCGCCTTGCCGTCTCAAGGTATTGCTCTTGAACCTTGTAAAGACCACGCCGAAATTCTAAATCCGAGATGAGTTTTGCTTCTCGTTCTGACCCCATGCCAAGCAATCTTGCTTGTTCCAGGCTATCTTCCATAGCTTCGTTGCGCTCGTTTTGTAAGACGCAAACGGCGTGAAGCAAAGTGTAGCCATCCGCATCCTCACCTAGATTTAACCGGATGTCGTGCAGTTCCTCCCGCGCCTCGTCGCGCTCGCGCTCCAGCTTGCGGCAGAAATCTAGGGTAAATCCTCCCATCGCAAATTTCGCGTGTTCCGCATCAGTCTCTGGTGTAGGCCGCTCGTTCATTTTTTCTTTCTAAACCAATTTGGAAAGTGACCAAAGTCTCTAACCTCGGTCACATTGTTGTTCCTCTCGCAGACATCACACTTTCCGTAATGCCATGTCGATACTTTGTTCACTAGCTTGCCATGCTTCATTCCACATTCGGAACAGCACCAGTTAGGGTAGGGTTTCATTCTCTTTCTTTAATAACTCAAATATTGGTTCCGTTTCAATAGCCAATGCATCGCAGATTTCTTGAAATTTAATCTTGCTTTCCGCTTCTCCATTCATCCACTCATTTGCTGACGCTCGATTATCATCGATCTCCTTCTGCTTGTAATGGCTTTTAAACTTCGCCTTGCTCCTAACATCCACCACGGCAATCTCAATCATCGCGCATAGCAAATTACGAATGTTGTTGATTTCATTTACATCGATTTCGCGCATACAAGTTCAATCGCAAATTCAAAAGCCAATTCAATTGTACTCGGATCGTTCTCGTACTTGTCCGAATAAGCAATCGTGTTGATTCCATATGCCGCCGCACTCCGCAAACACTCGTTGCATGGAAGTGTAGTACAGCATAGCAACCACACCTCTCCGGGCCTACAATACCTCAACGCATTCGCCTCGGCGTGGATCACAAACTTCCGCCTGCCTTCCCTGTCATCCCAGTCCTCAAACATCCCAGTCGGATACCCATTGTACCCAACCCCAGCAACAGAGTTGTCCTTCCGGAATACTACCGCTCCAACCTTCCTCCACGGGTCTTTGCTCTTCGTCGCAGCGGCAAATGCCAACTGCATTCCATATTCAATCCATGTCATATTAATTCAGGTAGCCTCCTTCTTTCCTTCTCGCGAAGGATAAAGTCCCAGACCCTCTGAAGCGTTTCGTAATCTCCATGACACTCCTTCTCGTCCTCGTTCCGCCACTTCGTGAACTCACCGCAATCATCATTGACCATCGCTCGCAGTTCTCCTTCTAGATCGCTAATTAACAATAACGCATCTACCCCGTGTACTGCATACTCATGCTCCCATTGTTCCTCTGGAAGATTGAATTCTAGTGTTGCTTTCATAGTTTATTTTATTTGCATAACAAATTTATCCAGTCTCCAACCTTTACGCTCCAATCGTAATTTTGGATAGCATATTCACGCACCCACTCACACTTCTGTCGATATGCTCGTGGATCGTTTTTGAAATCTTTCAAGATCAATTTTGTTGTTGCCAAAAACTCTTCTTCATCCAACGGCACAAGTACCCCTCCACCTTTCTTTGCGTTCTCTTCAAAGTACCCAACAGGAGTCCCAATAGGCAACCTGCCTGCCGCCGCACACTCCATCATGGGCAAGCCTCCAGCCTCTTCAATGCTGCTCATCACAACAGCATCTACCTGCCTGTAGTAACCCGGCATCGCAAGGTGATTGTAGAACTGATGCTTCCTCAACTCCAACCCAGCACCTTCAACAACTCGCTCAACCAACCCCGGCCTTTTGATCTCTTGACCAAACCAGTTCTTCGTCTCTCCACTACCACCATATCCCACCACCTCTAGTCTATCAGGTATTGACCCACTATACACGCTTGTATGGATTCCTAATTCCACAACATCTGGAACCCTAGATATCGTCCACTCCTCACACTTCCTCTTCAGCACCTGACTGATCACACCAAACCCTTTTAGCAATGGGTAAAAGTCCTGATCGGCTTGCTGCTTTGCCAACAGGATGTCCCATTGTCCATGCGCCACAGCAACGATCCTCTCCAACTCAACTCCATACTTGTAATGAAGCGACAAAACCGCATCTGGCATCGTCACGAACACATCGTACGAATCCCGCATCAACTTGAACTCTTCAACTGTATATCCAATCGTCCAGTCCAACAGATTCGCGTAATGCCCATGCTTCCACATCTCCTTTGCCAACCCATGATGGATCGATCCAAATGCCCATCGATTCTGTGTGAAGAACAGCACTCGTTTCATAGACTCACATTCCTCTTGGTCACATACCCTCGCAGCACCGCATAGTTGTATTCGCAATGCGTCATCTCTGCATCGTTCCAATGGAACCATCCAAACTTTTTCTCGTAACGATGCACATCGAACTTACCAACCAAGTCTCCAAGACCAAAATTGCTCTTGTGAATCTCCAACGCATTTCCTCCCACATCATCCTGTGGCATCATTGTCGGCCAAATCACAATCACCCATTCCGATCGATAAAGGAAATAATCAATGTAGTCGATTGCCTCCGATCTAAAGAAATGCTCTAGCACATCCCCAAAGATTACAACTTCGTGACGCTTGCTTGGATGTCGATCACAATACTCGCTCAATCGCATCTCATGGATTTCATCGTAGCAATCCCGCAACTTGTACTGCTCAATGTACTCCTTCGTAGGTTCAATGCCTTCAATCCTTGTATTCGGCAATACTTGCTTCAGCAACCTTCCGTACTTGCCAGCACCTGATCCAACATCCAAGACGCTCCTAGCCTCAATCTTGATCAAATGCGATGCCAATACAGCATCAAATGTAGAAGATGAAAATGGCATTAGGGTAACATTCTTGTCATTGCTTCAAGTCCATTCCCGTCTGCGTACCATCCCTTGCCTTCGTACACATCCAGCACATCCGAGAAATACTTCTCATACATAGGCGCAACCTTCTCCAATGAGAAGTTTTCTGCCCAGAGTCTGCATGATTCACTAGAGATCGCGCCTTGTTGGATAGCCTTGATCGCATCCACAAAGTCTCCCATCGTTCGACACCGATAGCCTGTAATGCCATGCAGATTGTTCTCCGCGAACGAACCCCAATCTGTCGTTATCGTTGGCGTACCAGAGAAAAGGTTCTCGATCTGGACCCCACCGAATGGCTCAACATACTGCGAAGGAATGAGTGACCCTTTGGCCTTGCTCATCAGTTCTCGACGCTTCTCCGTATCGGCATAACCAATGTACTCGACATGGTCAGGCAACTTGTAGCCTTCCTCTTTCTGCCCTGCTACCAACAACCTCACTCCTGCTCGTTCTGCTGCCTGAAATGCCACATCACATCCCTTGCCTCCATAGACTCGTCCAAGATACAGGAAGTAGTCTTCCTTCTCGTCATTACCTCGATAGGTAAAGTCCTCACGATCAAAGTAATTCGGGATCACCACATCGTACCAATCCTGCCTACAGGTTCCAACAGACTGCAATCCGCAATAGGCATGATAGATTGCATAGGACTCCCACACTTTCCACCGACACCAATGCCCACCCGCATAACCAATGCCGGGTTCCACCGCAATCATGTCTGGATGGGCATCGCAGACTGGTCGAACTCCGCTGCCCCAGAAAGGCAGAATGAAGTCATGCTTCTGCTTGCGAAGCCCTACCTCCCTGATCGCATTAGCGTAGAATGTACGATAGGCGTGATCGTTGACATCGAATTTGAAGAAGGTCTTGCGCCAGTCATGGTCTCCATAGGCAACCTGCCAGTCCTCGTTCTCCAAGACAGGAATGTGTTCAGTACACTCCAGCACCGAATCTCTGTGACCATAGTGCAAGACCTCATGGCCGCGCCTAGTCATCATCTTCCCGAATTTGACAACCTTCTGCGTGTAGGCGCAGGCGTTGTACTCTTTGCTTGTTACTGTGTGGGGTAGCCCCAGTATGTGGTATCTCATATTCTTTCTAAAAATATCGGCGTTTGTTTTCCAACATATGCTCCTGCAACATTAAACTCGAAATACTCAACAGCATCATCATGCTCCATCCCTTGCTCGACAAGTATCTCAATGCACTTTTCCCTATCGTAGACCGCACAAGGCTCATTGCCGCATTGCCATCCAGTCCCGATAAAAGCATCGTCAAACCCATCTGCGAGGATTAGACCTGCATCGCTTTCGTGTTCTTCTAGTTTTTCTTGTAGTGTCATAGATATGCTTTCTTGCGGAATGGATCGACCTCTAAACCTAGTGTGTTGCAAATGCCTTCAAATGATCTGGTCTTGATAAAGCGCACCGCATCTTCTCTCCAGCTTGCTGCAATCTCCCTGTTGCGTTCGCAAACGATCTTGGTTTCATCAATAGCGGCATCTGCCATTGCCTGATGAATGATCTCGCAGAGGATATTCCTAACGAACATCGCTTCTTTGTCTTCCTTGGTCTGGATCATGCCTTATCCGCTCGTTCCTGCGCCTGTTCGTTGCTGTAGGTTCCTTGATGGTATCGCCGAGATAGTTTGACCCGGTTCATGCGGATTACCTCTTGGATGGTCACAGGATCGTCCTCTGTGCTGTTATAATGGTTCAGGATGCCTTGGATGAAGAAAAGGATATCACCACACTCCTCAAGGACATTCTCGCGATCCAGAGGCTTCCTGTACATAACGGACTTCTTGATGGCATCTAGGAGTTCTCCTGCCTCGCCTGCAACCCCCATAGCCATATGGGTCAGGTGGGCATCCTTTGGTTCCATTTGAACGAGGATATCAATACCCGGCTTGCAGAGTGATTCCACGAACTGGGCATATGTTGGTTCTTGCTTATTTTGTGTGTCTTGCATAAATGGCACTCTATTATCGACAATCTGCATTATTGGAAGTTATAGCCTATTTCCGCTTAATAATCTTCTGGTTTCTAGTGATATACGCTTGAATCTCTTCCATGTCCTTTTTAGCCTCTAGGAGTCCATCAGGCGTATTGTTATAAGTGTGCTGGTACTTTGGGAGTGGCTCTCCTCGTTGGATGCGAGGTCCGATTGGGCATCCGTTCAGGCAGATGGTTAGCCTGATCTCTAGGTCAGTTCTCAAGTTGCTTGTTCTCCTCTAGCTCAATCCTGCGTGTTGGAAGCTGGAAAGCCAATGTGAGAGGTTGTGCAGTCTCGATCTCGATCTTCTCTCCGTATTTTTTTGGAGCCATTTTGGATGCTGCCCACTTGAGCGCATCAACCCGTAGCCTGCCTATGCCTGCGTCATGCGAAGAGTAGGATTCGTCTACTATAAGTTCTGCGTAGTAATCGGCTTGCTCTGCGCGCGCTTGTGCGTACTGGTTGCAGAAGGATTCATTTGAGCGCATCCAACGATAGATTGTGGTACGATCTGGCAGATGTTCTGAAGAAGCGATGATGGTGCGAAGCGTTTCGCCTTTTGCTAATCTGTTACAGATTTCGTCAGCAATTTCTTGTGAGAATTCGCATGGTCTGCCTGTAATTTTTTTTTCAGATTTCTCTAAATTTTCTTCAGGTTTGTCTTGACTCATTTTAGAAGTGGTCGTTAAAATAGCTCCGCAGGAACAACGAGTTGTTCTTACTTCGCAGTTGTGTTTGTGTAGTGTTTATGCGGGTTTGCGGGTGGATGATGGTTGGGGGTTGTAGACGATTTGGACGATGGTTTTCTCGTCTCTTTTGTGCTTACACTTTTGTTGTTTGTAATGTGCGGTGATTGATTCGGGATCGTCATCAGGAATGAGTCCAGAGTATCGAAGTTGATCGGTAAGTGGTTTTGTTCCTCCGACGAAATTGTCGAAGTCTTGGAGTTTAGTGCTAACTCGCTCAATGTGGAGAGTAACGCGAGTTTTGCTTTTTGTTTGTGCTTGTGTAGATGGGACCAATGGTTTGACAGGATCGTGTTGAGGCTGGGCGTCAAGTACCCTGTGAGATGGAGGGTCAGGGTAATAGTTCCCGTCCGGGTGTCTGTGGTAACCGAGCTTTTTGAGTTGTTCATGCGTCCAATTCATTGGGTGGGGTTGTGGAGTTTTATGCGGTTACTCCACGGGTTCTAATGATGACCAGCAACTACAGGATGCCGCCGCAATACCCAAGGTTTATTCTTTCGGAAGGTAGCTGAAAGTGTTGCCACCCGGAACTTCGTTTGGTCTGGTTCGTTCCCAATGTTTATTGAAGTCCTCGGTCTTTTGTTCTTCGCGATCCTTGAGCATTTGGAAGTACTCTTCAGGGTCGTCTTGGTAGTCTTTTTTCATCAGAAGGGAATTTCTACGCCTTCATCATCGTGAGTCTTAACTGAAGGCGTAGTTTTGATTGCAGGTTTAGCGTTAGATTTGCGACGAGGAGACGATACAAGAAGTTCGTTTGCGATCTCTTTAGATTTCTCTAGTGCCTCTGCTTTTTTTGCTTCGTTATCAGTTGATGTGAGACGAGGCTTGTCAGGTGGATTGAGGTATTGCGCTCGGAGTTTTCCGTTATACTCCGAGACTACGACTTCAACAGATGCTCCTGCCCAATTTATGTTGTTCCAGTCCCAGTTGATTCCAAATGCATTTTCTAGAGTTTCAACTGTGCGTTCTGTTTTTGTTTTGCCATCCCTGCCGACATCATTGCCGAGGTTGCCATACCAATTGATGGTTTTCCCTTTCTCGCTGCCTTCTGTTATCTGAACTGGAACGCAGACATAGCGCGATCCGCCTTTGCCTTCGCCTAGCCATTCATACATTGGTTCAACGACGATTCCTTTGTATGTTCCCTCTTGGTCAATTTGATATTTGCTCATTGATTTATTCTGGTTGCGTTGTTGTTTGCGCCTGCTGGTTGTTCTCGGCGTTTTCCGCCTCGATCTGATCTCTCATATTATTGAGGACCGGAACGATCTTTTCTGCCCATGCTACGGCTTTATCGTGTGGCATGGAGATTTCGATTTGCGTACCTACGGGTGGGGTATGCTTTTTACGGGTGAAAGCCGAGATGACTAGCTTCGTGTTCTTTTTCATAATTTATTTATTTATATTTCTCTTAATATTACGAATGCTTGGCATCGCTGACGAGCATTTGCGAATATAAGTGGGCAAGGCCTGAAACCCTGTCCTTCGTTTATAATTCCATTATTAATTATCGATGTCAAGATGTTCGCATAAATAATTTCTTCGTCTTCGCGGAGGTCGTTGTAAATGTCTTGACAGAGGTTGAGATCGTTCAGGTAGTCAGGCACGAAGTCTAGTTCATCATGCTCGCGGAACCAGCATTGATCGGCCTCGGAGAACCTCCAGCCTAGTTCATTTGCGATCTCTGCGTTGACGATATGTTCGCAGATTTCTTCAATGGCATCCTCATCGTCATGCGAGAAAATAAATGTTTTATCTTTCATTGTTTTTATAAAATTCTTTTAATTCGTAATAGCAATTTTTGCAGTAATGTCTGCCGTGAATTCCTTTCTTGCCCGGATGCACAAAGCCATATTTTTTTTGTGCTTGCATCTTGCATTTCTTTCCGAATACCCCAGCACATTTTGTTGGTGTGTATTTTTTCATTTTTCAAATTTAACGATTGTTGAAAAGTCACGAATGCGTCGAAGAATCGGATGCGCCCGGTCCTCTGAAAGCATCTTTGTTAACTGCGCTCCAGTTGCGTTTGTTGTTACGATTGTTGGTTTCAGATTGTTAGTTCGATGCTCCAGAACATCGTAGAGTTCGACCTCGGATCGTTCAGTCATCTTCTGCTTTCCGAGGTCATCGATAAGCAGAAGCGATGTACGCCTGCAACGATCCATTGCCTCGATTGCCTCGCCTTTTTCCTCGTTGTTTGAATGCCATTGGTCTGCTGCTGCCTTGGCAAATTGAGTTGCTGTTAATCCGTAGCAGGATCGTCCCTCCTCGGTCATGCGCTTCAAGATGTGCCATGCTGCACGGGTCTTGCCTGTGCCAGCATAGCCTTCCAGAAGCAATCCAGTTGGTGAATACTTCCAAGATTCCGCAATCGCGCTAAATGCCCCGTAGATTCGTTTTAAGTCTGTCTCCCTATACAGAGGTGGGCAAATAGCATCAAACGCAGTTTTAAGCCTAATTCTGCGCTCAAGCGAGGCTCTCCTGTCTTCCTCTTCCTTATACTTTTGCTCGCATGACTCGCAGAGTAGTTTGAATTCAAGCGTACGCCCCAATGCCTCGATGATGGGTACTTCGACGCATTCAAAGCATCCCTCTCCTGCACATGGTTTCGTTGTAGTGATCATTAGTTTTTAGTTGGTTACCAAGAGAAGTCGTACTCTGGCGGGATATCGTTTTTCGGTGCTTGCGGTGCTGTTGGCTTATGCCTGTTGAGCCAACCAACAACGAACTTGCGGGTCATCTCCCTGTTGTTTGCGCTGCACCATGCTTCCATTTTGCCGAGTTCGGAATCGATGGCGATGTCAGGGTAGTGGCGTTTCAGGTCAGCGATCCATTCGGCATCAATCAGTTTTTGCTGACGCTTGCGTTTGGGTTTCGGTTCCTCAACTTTTTCTTCAGAATGCGATGGCATTCCCACCGCATCATCGTTGTTGTTGTCGCTAACTAATACGATATCTTTAGATAGAGTATTAGTATATGAAGATGAAGAATGAAGAGCATCGCTTTGGGATGGCACTTGGGATATCCCAAATGAATGCGATGGGATATCCGTTGGGATACATACTTTGCCATTTTCTTCGTTTTTCCATCGTTTTTCTGAATTCGCCTTTTGTTTAGCGCGATATTCGTTTTGCTTAACTCGGATTGATTCAAGTCTAGCGTTACGAAGTTTACCATCGTGGCATATGCCAAACTTATCCCAGATTGATCCCACGGCATTCCCATCGCATCCTGCAATGCGAGCAAGAATAACCTTGTCGTTAGGTAATCCATCGTTCGTCCATTGGTAGCAAAGCAACCGAATGTATGCGCCAGTCTCCTCGGCGGACAGCATTGCTGTTCCTACCAAAAAGTCCTGTGGGTAGAATTGAAATGCGGGTGATTTATTCATGTATTTTTAAGAATGTTTTTATTCCAGATATTACTTCTTTTTTCTCTAAAAGAATTTTGCTGCTTAATTGCATTTGTGAAGAAATTATTTCTTCATGGTTTAACGAATCAATGTAGTCATTGAGATTTTGTTTAAAACAATCTTCTGGCAAAATTGATTTCGGGTTAATGGCATATCCGCTTTTTTTTATCGTCTGAATTGTGTTCGGAGCGAACAGGCATCCAACATTGCACATGAGTGCTTCGTAAAACCTGTTTGCCATGAATGCAAAGTTTTCATGCGTATGCTTGTCTTCAATGTACAAGCTATATTTATAATTTCTTAAAGATTCCATTCCAATTTCCCAACTTAATGTGTTTGTGCATTTAGAAGTGCATCCTAAATCTTGTAATTTTTTCCAATGCTTGCTGCTTGTGGAAACAGTTAATCCAGAATGTAAATATTTTTGAAAGTCTTCAGACCTATGTTTTCGATAAGTTCCATAATAAATTATTCTTTCTTTCTCGTTTTCGATTAGGTCTTTTTTGATTTCAATATCATTTCTAAATATTAAGCAGTTTAAATTACAGGTATGCCATTCATCGATAAAATCATTTAACTTTTTTTCTGCAATGTTTTTACTTAAAATCCAATGCCTATAACCTGATCTCGGATTATTGCATATCATGTCGTACTTTCTGTTTTTTTCGACAATTGCATATCTCAACAATTGGTTATCCTCAAGATCGTGATCGTTTACTAACCAGATAAGTCTAGCATCTGGATTGTTATCAATAAACTGCCTGTACAACTTGTGCGGCATATATGGGCTTGCATAACAGCAAATTATAATATCATATTTATTGTTTATTAATTTATGGAATGCATATTCTCCATCACAAAGATCAGCATTTAATTCATTTTTAAGGATTATTGAATTTCTGCAATGAACAATAGATGTGTCTGAATAGTTTTCGCACAAAGGTTTAGATTTAGAAGTCGCTTCAATTATTAAAATTTTCATCTGCGATGCTTTGTTTGGTTTGGAATATTCCTTTTAAGTCTGCGTTCTCTGACATGATCTTTCGTGCGTAGCAAGCCCGGAAATCATTACTCAATTTATAATCGTCCTCTGAATCGGTGGTCATGTAGTAGTTCCACCGGAGAACCTCGTACAGCATTCCTATGCCGATCTTGCTCTCTCCTCGGCGATCTCTGAACTGTCTAGCGAGGTTGACCAGAGCATCGTAAACATGAGGATTTGCCGCATGGAATCTTTTGAAGCGTTCAGGGATCGAATCACCTTTAACCTCGTTAATCGGCTCGAAATTAAATTCGTTCTGTTCCATATTTTTTCAAGATTCTTACCAATGATTCTAATGCTTCTTCACGATTCCAACCTAATCCCTCCTCAATAACCGAATGCCACTTGCCATCGATCTCAACTTCGTAGTCCCATCTGGCGCAATCGTCCTGATGGTGAGGAACACACCGCAGCGGGAATCCCATAAACTCATTATATTTTTCTTTCATATTCCTCCATTTTTTTAACTTCAATTTCAAGCATCTTAACTAGTTTATTAGCATTTTTAAGATGTTTCTTTGCCGCAGTAATTGACGCAAAGTTTGGGCATTGTTGTTGCTCCATAAATTTAGACCACGATAACAATTTATCGTTTTCTACATCTTCAGTAAGTGATACATAAAATCCATTACCTTTTGAATCTAGAGTAACAAATGGTTCAGCCCATTGAGGCCCGAAATCGGCAAGCCAAACTTCTAAATCGCTTTCAATCTGTTCAAGTAATGCTTTTTTTAATTTTGGGTATGGATATTGACTCATTTCTTTTTGTCCTCGATTAACCGGGTTGATTCCTTTCCGATCACAACATCTTCATTAGACGGGAAGTAATCCCGTGCCGCTGCCCACTTGCGGAAGTCTTCCGCGCCAATGTTTCCGAATAACTCCGCGAGTTCCTTATAGGTGACCCCGCACGATTGCGCGGCAAAAGCTACAGATTCAGGAGTGAATTCCTCCTTGCCTTTTGCCTTGGAAATCCTCCATCCGGGGACCACCTCGCCTCGCTCGATACGCTCCCTAGCTTCCTCCTTCGCCCAGTCCCACAATTCTTTTTTGAAAATATTGCAGGCTTTAAGAAATTTCCCCAACTTCTCTGGCTCGGCGAGTTGCGCCTTCAATGTATCAAGTGATACCTCGTTATTGACAACTCGTAGCGTCTGCTCGGCAGGCTTTACAATCTGTAGGCAAGTAGACTTCTTGGCGCACCATGAGCAAAACTGGCAGGCGGATGGTTGCTTGTCTGGATCGTTGTACGCCGCAATGATTCGCTCCACGATTGCTCTTGCTTCCGCAAGATTGAAGTGATGAGTGACCACGATCTTCTGGTCGGTGAATAACAGGTGAAGGGTCCACTCGTCTGCGAATTCACGCTCCATGTTTCCGTAGCAGTATGCTGCCGCCTGCGCCTCGTAATCGTAGATTTGTCCGGTCTTAAAATCCCATGAGGTGCAGATGCTGGATGCTCTGGAATCCTCGGTTCCGACATGAGTCATGCCCGGCGTAATAACCTTTAGGTTTTCCTCCTTGGTTTCCACCTCCGCGCCATTCGCAAGGCGCAGTAGTTCCTGTACGCCCCAGACTGCCGCATCAATGTCTCTCTGTTCTGTCAGGTCATTGATCGCAGAATCCTCTCCTGCGAGCATCCTGCGTTGAACTGCGTCAATTTTCGTTCCCCTGCTTGCTGCCGGGGATGTTCCCCCGGCAGACTCAAAGCATGGGCAGGCTTGCAATTTTGGTAGTGCAGAGTGCCTAATCATTTCTTTCCTCCGGTAGCCGCTCCAACGAACCCTGCTGGATTCGCAATGATGCGCTTGCGGTATTCGTTGTCCTCAAGATCGCGCCATGTCTTGCCAGCGTCGATCTGACCCTTCGTAGCTAGGAATGCGTTAACCGCATCTTCGTTCTGACCAAGAACAGGCTCAAGGTCGTTGATCCATGAGTTGTCCTCGGCAACAATGTTGTTTTCGACAACGACGATCTCTTCAGCTTTGATCTCGATCACCTCTGGTTCTGGCTCGACCTTCTTCGCTTTCTTCGCAGGAGCAGGTGCTGGAGCGGGTGCTGGTGCTGGTGCAGATGTAGATGGCGCGAAGTCTTGAACTTCCTCTGGAGTATAAAATCCCTGCAAAACAGCAGGATATACCCCGCGAACCCCGTCCGAGATGCATCTGGCGCGAAGCATCTGCCGTGGAAATTTTTTCCAGTTGTCTTTGCCGCCAAGTCCTGCCGCTTTGGCGCGATCCATATCCCAGTCCACCTTGAGCGATCCGCCAGCAGGGTGACTGAATGTGCCTGACACGATTGTGTCGGTATAGTCATGCCACTCGACCTTACCTCCAGCAGACTGGAATCGAGCGAGAATAGCGTCTGCTTTCAAAGCAGGTCGCCCCAAAATAATATTGTACTCGCTAGCTACAGTACCGGGATGCCTATGCTCGGCTACCGCGATCAACATGAGTGCTACTGCCTCTTCGACTTTCTTGATGCCGAAAAGACCGGATTTGACGATGTGTCCAGCCATTGCCTCTAATTCGGTGATGCTGGGTTGTTGGGTTGTTGTTGCTAATTGCATAATGTATTTATTGGGTTAGTTGGTTGCGGAGTGTTTCGTTGTAGATTTGAGCGGAGAGAAGAGCATTTTGATGCTGGAGTCTCTCCAACTCTTGTTCTGGGTTTTCCTGTGGCAACACATCGTTGTCTGGCAAGATGCCAGCGTAGACGGGTGCGTTAACAGGTGCGGGGGTTTCTGCCTGCTGTTGATTTTGCAGGTAGAAATCTTTTATGTGAGGAACGCTTTTCTTTGGGTAGGAAAGCGTCCTTGTTTCTGTATAGGTTTCTTTGCTCACAGTAGAGCAAGCCTGCACGGCAAGTGCCGTAGTAATGACTGCTAGTTGCTGTAGTTTCATTTTTTCTCCTTCTTGGTTTTCTTCTGGGGGTAAACTGTGCTTCTGAATTTCGGAACTTGATTTTCGCAAGCCCGGATGATCCGCAGGTACGCTTCCGGTGGAAGGCAAGTCGCTTCGTTTTTTTCGATGCCCATTTTTAGTCCTCCTCAAATTCTTCCCAGCGTTGTTCCCGTTCCCGTCTCCGCTTCCGATATTCCTCGTATTCATCGAGGACGCTTTGTCTGCCTGCTCTGTAAGCAACGCAAATTGCAATGAAGGATGCGATGCCAACGCAGATGATGTAGAGATCACTCATTTTTGCCGATTGATAGCGCGGTTATGGTTGCTCCCGCCAATATGGCAACTGGCAGGAAGGTGAACACGAACTCCAAGCAATGCTGGAGTGTGACGATTAGTGGTACTTGTATTTCCATTAGATTTTGAAATTAACCCAAGCAAGTTGGGTGGTCAATAACTTTTTTTTGCTGCTGTGTCATAGCCATTCATTGTGCGCTAGACCCTTTGCCAAGGCCCATCGGCAGATGTCGGCAGTATTTCGGAAATGAAATTTTCGGTGCAAAGATTCGCGATGTTTTTCGACTGTCTTGATGCTGATGCCGAGGATTTCTCCGATCTGCTGATTCGTATTTCCTGCGGCAATGTAACCAGCAACTTCCTGTTCACGCCGCGATGCTTTCGGCAGCTTGCCTGCTTTTAATTCAAACAATTTTTCGATGAGAGATTTCATGGACGATACCTCCAGATTGTTTTCGTTCCGATCTCACCAACCTTTTCGAGATCGACAATTGTGTGACCATCTCGACTGCGTAGCGTTGGTCTGCATTTTCCCGTGGATGCCGTGTACCATTCATCGTCACAGGTAACGATAGGATGGTTCCAGTTGTGCGGTTGGTACAAGCAGAGGTCTGCGTAGTCCCATCCGAGATAGGTTGCGAGTGCTTCTTTTTTGCTCATGGTTTTTTAGTTGAATTGGAGCGAGGGATCGGACCTCGCTCCAGTTGAGATCAGTTGTTGAGGAGGTATTGCTCTGACAGGTTCCAGAGTTGCTTGTTAACCTTGAAGTCGGTGGTCGGTGCGGTGACTCGGCGAATGCCAGAACCTGGTCGGCCTTTGACGAGGTTCTCCTGAACACGATTGAATGTGTGCCAGAGGTTGGTTCCAGAGTCAGCGTAACGACGAGCGCGATTGAGATAGAACAGGCGAGTGTCCCACTCCCGGCGATCTGCGTAGTCCGCATCCGCTTCAGGTTGGTCGTAGCGGAGCTTTAGCGCATCGACCAGATACTGCTTCTGTGCCGCCTCGGTGAGTTCTTTGTTCTTGAAGGCATGAACACGCTCGGCAAGGAACGGCACATTGTCGCGAAGGCGAGTTGCCGCTTCAATAAACTGCGATACATCGACTCGACGATGGTGAATCTTGATCGTCTCAAAGATGTCCCCACCTACGAGTCCGTTGAGGCAGGCGAAGACTTGCAAGCCAACGGAGAGTTGAGCCGAGGATGTGCCATCATGCGAGTTGATCAACACGAACTCTGGTGATGCCTCGCCAGCAATCGTGATGTTGTCGCGATGACCGAAACGGATCAGGTGCTTTTGGAATCCCTTGTTTTCGTCCTTCCTCGCTTTGGCGAGTTGGATTTGACGAGGGACATAGCCGTTCTCCTCGAAAGAGGAAACGATCTGCTGTGTCGATATGAATCCGTAGCGTTCGCTCCGGGTTGATGAGGCATGGGTAGCCTCGACTGGGTTAGTGTTCACGATTTCGAGTGTTGGAGTGATGATGTTCATTGTATTGGGTCTTTCTGTTGATGGTTGTGTTCTGGGGAGAACAAAGGTTAGGCGGCAAGTGCCGCTTTCTTGTCGGATTCGTATGCTGCCGTTGCATCAGCGTGAGCGGATTTCGCGGCCTTGAATGCGGCGAGTTTGTTGACTACCTCGTCTGCGAGTTCAACCTGACCATTCTTGCGAGCAAGGTCTGCATACTTTTGAGCATTGGCAGTCGTTGGGTAGGACAGGTCGTAGCAATCAACTGCCTTCTCGATTTTCTCAACGGAGCGGATCAACTCACGCTTTGTATCGTCACGATGGCGAGCAAGAGCGCGGACATTGCGTGTAGCAACTTTTGCGGTCTCTTGCTTGGTTGCCTCCTCGGCAACATCCTTGAGAGGTTGTGGAGTCCAAGCAAAGCAACGAGGAGTCTGAAAGCGGATGAATTCAGAGAGGTATCGTTTCGTCTGGTTGTACTCGTTCCACTGTTTCTTGAGAGTGCGTTGAGCTTCGGTAAGGAATGAGGAGTTTTCTGGTCTCCATTCGGCTTGCCTGTCGAGTTGTTCAGTAGGAGCAACAAGATTCTCAAAACTGGTCTTGGAGGAAGCTAAAGCCGCTTCAGCATATTCCTTGGAGATTTCAAATGGTAACCTTCCACTACCATTGCAAACTCCGTTGAATCCCCATCCGTACTCGACTGTGTATCCATGCTTGGCAAGGCGACCATTAGGGAGTTTTTGTACTGATCCGCAGATTTGGCAGGTTCCGATTTGTGTAGCTTTCATTGTATGTATTTTTTCTATGGTTGGTTCGTCGGCATCGTGCCTTCGATGGAGATGACAATATCGAACCTGCTTGGGTTTGCAATAGAAGAATAAAAATATTTTTTGTCATAGAAAAAATTCTTTTAAATTTCTGTTGACACCCGCAGACGCCGATTAAATCAGGCTTCGCAGGCTACCGCAACTTTGCGAGGTCTTCCACCCTTCATTCCATTGAGTGCTGCCGCCAATCTTTTTTTGTCACTCGTTGCGCTTCCTCCACGCTTTCCGATCTCCGAAAGGAATCGGCGTACAGGCGAGGGAAGAGGATCATTTTTCGTTTTTGTGTTCATTAGATTTTTTGTGTGCGCTCCAATCGATGGAGTCGAAGTTTTCTTGGTACTGCTTGGACTGCGTATCGGTCCGAGGTTTGTCACCCTTGCCGTTTCTCGTCCACTCGTTGTCTTTAACTTTTTGGCTCATCCTCGGAGAATTTAACGACATTGTCCGGTTCTTGTTTGCCGACAGTTTCGCGGAGGTGAAGTTGCTCTAGCAATGCAGACGCAACCATCAAGCGGAAGCTGAACAATTTTGTGTTGTGCATCAAATCGTGAAACACATCGTCCTTACTGATCTTCTCAAAATCGATGCCAGCAAGAACTGACTCGACAGAGTTTTTGATTTCTTCCTCCGGGGTTCCCGGAGCTTCGTTGTTATTGTCTTTATTCATTTATTTTTTGTCTTTCATCTAGCATTGAATCCGCATCGCGGAACGATAGCTCCGCTACAAGACGCGAATCTGCTTGGCTAAATTTATCTGATGCCCTGTAGCCCTGCAAGGCGGAACCTGCGAACCAGTCGCGCATACTCATTCCAGAGTTCGGCCTGATCGGCGGACTCTGACTCCCTTGAACAGGGAATGCTGGATGGTTGTGCGGCATATTTCGCATTTATGCCATGTCCGAGAATGTAAAGCAAATTCACTTCTTTTGTTGCTGTAGTTCGATCAGGTGCTGGAAGAGGTAGCCCTCGACCTGACGAAGTGATGCTGCCTGCTCTATGCGGTGATTGAGAGCCTTGTTCCACGCTTCTTGGCCTTGCACATAGTAATCGCGAGCGTTGAACTCGATCTTGGCTAGTGCGTCCTGCGCGGCCCGTACGGCATCGTATGCTGCCTCGTAGCCTGCCCAGAGGTTTGTGGCTGGGGTTCCGTTCAAGTGGACTGTTGGTGCGGTGATGTTCATTGCTGTACTCCTTCGATAATGTTGCTGTTCCTTGCCTCTGTAGCCTCTTCAACCCATCTTTGGAGCGTCAGGTGCTTCAGGTAGCAAACAAGTACGCTATTGCCGATCTGGTGACTTGTGGCGAGGTCTACGAAGTAGAAGTACCCGTCACCATTCCCGATAATTTCAAGGTTCAGATGCTTGATAGCTTGGTTAATTTTTTTCTTGGTGATGTTCATGGTATTATTTTTTGAGTGATGCTAGGTGAGCGTTGATCCGGGCGCAGAGTTCGATGGTGTCGAAGTGCTGCGCCTCGGAGTAGGAAGTAGTGTTGTGCTTGGCGCAGAGGTCACGCACCCGTGTTTTGCGGGTGCGCTTATTGTATGCCCGGATTTCAGTTTGGGTTTTACCGAATGTGTCGAATTCGCGTTTCATGGTTAGTTGAGGTTGAATTTTTCGCGGAAGGCTTGGTAGCCGTAGCAGAGGTCGCCAGCGAAGCTGTAGACGCCGAGGTCGCGACGACCATCGCTATACCTGCACCAGCAATATTGCCACTTGGTTTCTCCAAGGATGAACTCTTCCTCTCCCGTGGCTTGGGAGAGGTATTCTACATACAGGTCGTTGTCGGCTTGGTTTGTTGTCATGGCAGTCACTCTACCGAATCCGCTTGGGTTATCAAGAATTATTTTTTGACTCTTGTGTCATAAAAAAACTATTTATGCTTGACGCTTGACAAAAAACTCAAGTATTCCGCAGACCCGCATGAATACTCACTCTGCGGGTGGTTGCAGGACAAGGAGTCGAACCTTGAACTTCAGGTTATGGGCCTGACGAGATACCTTTTCTCTATCCTGCGGAAAATTATTTTTTGCGAGCAGCAGCAGCTTTTTTCGCTCGCGCCTTGCGTTGTACTGCGTAGGCAATCGCCACCGATTGTTTCACCGATTTTCCTGACTTTACTTCCGAGGAAACATTGCGATCAAAGCAATTTTGTGAAGCGCATTTTCGTAGTGGCATATTATTTCTTTTTTACACCCTTGATTAAATTTTTCAAAAAAAACTTGAATCGATTATTGCGACATCCCTACTGCTTTTTTGATTGCTTTAATTTGCGTTGGATCGATCCCTAAATTTTTAAGTTCAGCATCATTCATTCCAAGCAATTCTTGGATTGCATTTATTGTGCCTCTGCCAAGCTGAATTCTTTGTACAGCATCTCCCGCACTCCCTCCACCTCGTCCAGACTCACCTTGCTGTAATCCCCCTTGTGGGACTCCACTCTGTCCAATATCAGTCCGTTCAGAATCGCGTCTTGCGTTTTCGACAACGAGTTCAGTTCGTTCCCGAATACCTGTCGGACTCTTTCCAGCAATATCTCGTAGGGTTCCTGTTCGGTCATTTTCATTTCCTTTCCATTTCATCAAAACAACGGAAGGAAGTCCAGTAGATTCGTCCCAACCATTATTTTTCCAAAACAATTTTATGTCTTCCAATTTTTGTGGCGTGTAGTATTGCGGGTCAAATGGGATTTCACCGACAACCTCAAATCCGAATCGCTTGTACAATGAAGGCAACATACCATCAGGGTATCTTGAGTTTTTAATCGCGAAACAATCGAGAGCAGTCACGCCTTCTGACAATGCTTTCATCATAATGGCATCTCCCATGCCAGCGGTCCCACGCTCGGCATTCAATACCAATGTTAGCGTTTTCTCATTTTCACCAAACCCGTAGTCTTTCGGGTCTAATCCATAGTCGCTTGCAGGGTTGGTATTCTTTGTCCCAAAAAAGACTTTAGAGTCTCCAAGTTGATACAAATTTAATTTACCATCTTTGATTTCTTTTTTTACTGAATCAAGAGTGTAATCATTAAGAGCAACCTTTGCTTCGCTTGAATTTAAAGTGTCAATAAATTCTGCTGGAGAAATTCCACCTTTATTTTTTGCAGTGCCTGAATCTTTCCATTTATTTTCAAGCGCATACTTTAACAATTTAGCGTGTTGCGCTGATTTTAAATATTTGTATGGAGTTTGCGGTATGCGGCTTGCAATTTGTTCTGTTATAACTTGAACTGGTTTTGCAAGATCAATTGCCCTGCGATCTCCCTTTTGCGGTTTGCCTTCTGCTCTTCTTTGTGCAATGAAATCATCATAAATCATTTCAGCATTTATAGGACGAGCAAATTTTCCAATTACCTTTCCTCGTACAGCATATTGATATGAAGGATGAGTCATTCCACCAGAATCTGACAGTTTAACAACTGGTGCGCCTTTGGACAATTGCAGAGCAATTACAGAATCTCCAATCCTGCCACCTTCAAATTCTGGACTACGCATCTCATCAAGAATGCGCTGAACATTTGCTGCACCAAGTTCTTCTGACTCTTTTAATGACAAAATGGTAGCAAGTCTTGCTCTACTTTTATCACCTTGGAATGGAAGTTTTGAAACATAATCATTAATATCAGGAGAGTCGATTCCTACAAAGTCATCAAATACTTCTTCTGATTTAATTTTTTTGTTTAGAAGTTTTAAATTATTTGCAGTAATTCTTTCATCTCTTACATATGCCAAATTTGTTCCAATAATTGCATTCGCAACTTCAGTATTTGACATATGGGCATTTTTATCCATAAGCGTGACAAGCATTATGGCTCCTTCATCTGCTCGTTTTGCTTTTGTTGTTGTTACGCCAGCACCTTGGTTTGACCAAACATTGGTTTCTTCTCCAACTTTTTCTGCTTGGATCAAAGGCCATTCAGGACCACCATGAGTTTCAATTGGAATTAAAAGTTCACTTGAATCAATTCCTTTGAATACTCTTCCAGCAGATGTAATATCAGCAAAAGTCGGGAATACCTTTTTCCCAATAAGGTCTTTTAGTGTAATGATAGGTGCTTCTTGTATTTCTGTCCAAGTGCTTGCCTCGCGTAACGGAAGATTTTCAAGAGGCTTTTTAAGAACCTCTTTAGCAGTCGGGATTTCTCCAGACGGCATGAATCTGATATCTGTAGGAAATCTTACTTGCTTAACTCCGTTAATTTCAACTTCGCTAATTGGAGAATATCTCCCCCTGCCTTTGCCAGATTCAATGCTTCCTGCGCCTGCATAAGCAAGTTCTCCAATTCGTCTGGTGAGTTGATTTCCTGTGAGTCCACTTGCGAGTTCTCGTTTTGTGAGTTTGGCAGACTCAAGTTTTGTAAGGTACGCTCCATAAGATTCTGGTTTTTTTCCTGACAGTACGATTGAGTGCGCCCATAGTGCAGCTTGCACTTGTGAAGGTTCCCAACCAATGTCATTGGCAATTTCTGTTAATACTTTTTCGGCTAAATCATACTGCGCCTTGCTTGGAGTGTCTACTCCAAACAACAAGCGGGTAATGTGACGATCAACAACAACTCGACTTGCATCTCCTTCGTTTGCTGCTTTGTAATTTGAAATCTTCCTACCTGAAACATCAGTTTTGTTTTTGATGGCATTGAGGTTGTTGATAACCCCATCAAGATATCCTCCCTTTTCCTCTCCACGCAATCTAGCATCAAATTCTTCACCACGCATTAACTGACCAAATGCTTTTAAAGCAAGACCAACATTTGCTTTTACTGATGCGGCTTGAGAAGTAACGGCAAGAATTTCTTGAAATAGTTCTGCATAGTCTCCAAAAAAATCATCAAGAACATCCTGATGCTCTTTATACCAATCTTTCCACGATTCTTGACTCAATGCAGCATCAGTAAGTGCTTTTCTTGTCATTCGCACTTTTAATGTATTTTTTAACTTTTGTTCTTTTGATTTTTTAGAAGTCGATTCCGCTGGCATGAATTGAATTTGTCCTGCTGGCATAGCAAGCCCAGACAATGCTGGTTCTTCAACTCGACCACGAACAGGAGGCTCAACGCCTTGCAATGGAGGAATCATGTCAGAGATGCGCCGATATGTCTGTGGCATTTCCACATCTTCCATGCCTTGCGGTTGCTCTGATGGCATGAATGCAAAATCCGATCTATTCCCATATACAGGATTTTTGACAAAAACAGTATTTCCTACAGAAATTGCTTCATCTCCAGATAAAACTGGTTCTTCATTTCTTTTATCGTAAAAATAAGAATGATCTTTTGGATTATATCCAACTGGAGTCCATTCATTAATATCTTCTGGTATATCTCTTGATGAATTAAATTTACCTTCAACTGTTGCTACTGGGAATTTGTTTGCTTCTCCAGATTTTATTTTTTTTGCACCAATTTCATTAGAAAAGAAAACAGGATCAGTTACTTTTGCAATAGTATCATATCCAATTCTGTCACCAACCTGACCTTTTTCTTTTCCTTTTTTCTTTTCGTGAACAGTTACAACATACACGCCTTTTGATGTAAATGCTGGAATATCAATTCTCAATCCAACTGGATAACCATCTTCTAAATCTCTATGTAATCCAAAGAAATTGCGTTTATTTGAACTTAATGCATCAATTGCTTCTTGTTCGGATGGAGGATTTGCAAACTCTATATTTTCAGCATCTGCTGGCATGAACTGAATCTGCCCTGCGCGAACGACATTCTCCATCTCTGGCGTGATGTTTACTCGCCAGATTGGGGTTCCTTTAACTGTATCTTCTTCCAATCGCGCATCTGGATACATGGATTTATTACCTTCAATCCATCTTTGGGCTAATTCTCTGCGTTTAACTGGGTCGGCTTGATCATAGTAGGTAAGTATTCGACCATCTGAATTAACAATATTTGTAATAGAACCTCCAATGTCTGGTGCTAATTCATCGCCAGTTAAATTTTCTTTGCGAGGTAGTAATCCGTAATATTCTTTAACTTCTGCATCAGTTGGTTGCAGAGTTTTTCTTGGCATCGACAAAACAACCTCGCGATAGTTTTCCCCACCGGGGAGTTGGTATTGAGCATATCTTGGATCAGGCTTTTTCCCTGCTTTATATATTGCGTCTAATAATTGAGGCGGAACTTCATCTAATTCAAGAGGCTCATCAAATTCATCGTAAAATGCTTTTTCCCCATACTCCTCTTCAATTTTAATTCTATATTGATCAGCAATTTTTTGAATTCCATTATCATCTCCAATGGTAACTTCCTCAAATTTAACTTGCCCTTCATCACGCAGGTAATTCACCAATGCCTGCACGGGAACCTTTCCGTTATTCTCCTGCGCCAAACGATCAATCTCGTTCATCACGCCTGACCACTTGATCTCTTCAGGTTTGACATTTTGAGGATTACCAAGAACTGCTTTCAACTGCTCTGGCGTTGCATTCGCGCCTTGGAATTTGCGTTGGATTTCAGTTTGCAACTTGCTCTGGAATCCACGCTCTCCTGATGGTGCTTCGATCTCGGCGGCAGGCATGAATCTAATATCAGATGGAACCTTGCTAACTAATGTTGTAGAATATTCGTCATCACCAAGTGGCTTTTTTGTTTTAGAAATAGTTGGAAGCAATTCTTCTCTTCGTTTTAGTGCTTTATCACTAACAATATCTCCTTCAATAGTATCAAAATTTTGTTGTTGAGCATACCTTGCAACTTCGCGATATATTGCACTTCCAAAACCTTTATTTTTTATGTTAGTGCCAATCCAATCTATATCTAAAGAATTGTTATCTTTATTAAACGAAACTTCTGCACTAGCAGCATCATTTCCATTTTCATCATAAATTAAAATATACTTTTGCGTTTCATTTATATCTTCTAATTTTGTGCTATATTTCGGCAATCTTTCCTTCATAGCATCCAGTTCCTCTTGCGTAGGAACTTTTGATTTAATTTTACCTAATTCCTGCGGCATCTCGACTTCAGTCTCTACAACTTCAAGCGATGGTTTTTCTGGTTCGCTTTCCATTGGATCGAACACGGCTTGCGTAGGATCAAACATGGAGCGAACGCGAAGTTTGCCGTCTTGAACATCTACATACTCGGCAGGACGCAATAGGTCTTGTTCGTGCAATTGCAGTTCTAGAGGCTCGACATTACCTTGTGCGGCGAGTCTGGCTAGTTCGGTATCGATCTCCATGCCCCTTGCGAACTGCTCTGGGGTTTGTAATTCAGCAAACGGATTTTCAGCCGGGAGATAGTTTTGGACTGCTAGTTCATATTGAAACGGCATTTTGGGCATTGCCGTCTCGTCATAGCTATTGATTCGATCCATTCGGCGTGAACGGATAACCACATCCATGCTGTCTTGACCTCGGCGTTTTGGCAGAGTCGTGCGTTCGGGGTTAGCCTCGCGAGTCTCTTTGCGATAGACATTGAAAAGATCGTTGATGCGATTCTTCATCTCCATTGCGATAGCTGGGTCTGGATGCAGATTAATGTGACCTTGTAATCCTGCTTTATGATTGTGCAGATACTGCCTGACCGAATCCCAGAACTTGGTCATGTCTCCACCCCATAAACGAAGATTGCGAGGACGCTTTGCCGCCCAAGCATTCGCCTTATCGTGCATCCGCGACATGGACATGGTGGTCATCAAGAAATTGCCTTGCTTGTCGAACTGGAAACCAATCGGGATTTCAGTTCTCATCTGCGGTTGCAATGCACGATATTTTTTATCACGCATCGCAGCTTGGTATTCGATCTCAACGATACTGCCGTCTTTGCGCCCCAAGATATCGTTAAAGAATGCAATCTTGCGTTTAAGTGATGGAGCAACGAGATCGTTTGGCAATGCATTGATTGCTGCAATCTGCGTTGGAGAAAGCGTTCCGCGATAGTTGCCGTTGCCTGTGTCTTCCAATCTCACGCCAGAGTCATCGTCTGCTGCTTCGTCAATAACTTTTCGGATAGCTTCACCACGCTTCTTTGCGCGGCGTTTAGACTCGCGTGGAGAAAGGATGAGAGGTGATCCATCGGCGTTTCTAGCGATTCGTGTGTCAACAGAAATCGATGTGCCATCTGGCATCGCTTGAAGCGGGATGTCAGGACCAAGTGAAATAGGATTGCCTTGCTCATCCACCAACTGACCATTTGCAAAACGATAGT